GGTTGCCTGTGGCGGATTTGATTTTGTTTGGCTCAAACACAACTAATTCGGTAATCTCGTTGTTTGGCCCTCGCTTAATAATTGAATCGTACCCAGCATCTTGTATTCTTTTTGAAAACTCATTTGATTCTTCTTGAGTTTTAAATGGCATTGCCCTATCAAACTCATAAGGATTTTTTACTTGAGCATGGACGGGCATTACATTGGAACCAGTATCGCCTGAAACCAATTTTGAATAAAGCGAGGCCACACCGGGGTTTTGACTTAAATACACGCCTCCACCAACGCTACTTACATCCGATGATCCTCTTTTGGATAAATCAAACGATTTGATGTCGCCTTTCGTGCCATGATATAGACGATCCTTAACAGCGCTTGGCTCAAGGAACTTGGCAAGGTTGGCATCACGCTCTGCTGCTGGTAACACCTTCTCGCCAGCGCTGGTTACCGCTTGCAGGGCTTTCATCCAGCCCCCTGCTCCAGCGTGGACGACGCCGCCTTGCTTGTGGCCAGCCTTGTCCAGCCCCATGAGCATATCGTGGGTGATGGGCTGCTTGCCATAGCCACGCAAGTCCCAATCGCTGATCAGGTTGCCGAGTTGGCGGGGGTGCTCTTTTGACGCAATGTCAGACAAAATCTTGGCGTGCAGATCAGGCAGGGCATGCTCCACTGGGGCTGGCATGAATGTGACGTCGAGGTTCTGGCCCTCCACCTGATGGGGGAAGTCGGCGTTCAGGTCTGGGCGGTACGTCTTCCTGCCGTTGAGGGTAAACAACTGGCTGCCCACAGAGAAGTTGGGCAAGCCCTCCATCATGGGGTCAGAATTGCGGGCAATGATGCTGGGCATGTCGATGATGGTCTTTTGGGGAACTCGCCCCAGCCCCTTGCCTGATCCAAGGGCGTCGGCCATTTTGGTTCGGGTCTCGAATGTCATCTCGTAAGGGTCGATGGACAAGGCATCGGTGCCGATGTCAAAGCCCTCGGGAGCCAAGCCGTTCTTGACGAAGTGATTGTTCAGGGCTTGTCTGGTCTCTGGCGTGAGTTGATCCACGTTGGCGTGGAACTCGTGCAGGGCGTCTTGCAGGATGCTGGGGTCACCACGCAGTTGCTCGGGGGCGCCGATGTAGGTTGACCAGATCGTGTCAGGCGTAGAGGCGTTGGCCATAGCCGTGGCCTTGCCGGGTTTTGCTAATCCCCAGACAGACTGGCCGAAGTTGGGGTCAACAAGTTGCTGGCGTGAGAACAGGGCGCCTGACTTGTTCTTGCCTTGATTGGCGCCATACAGAGAACGGTTGGTGCTGGTCACGTTGAGTACCTTGCCTTCGTGTGGGCCAAGAGCCTCGGACGCTTTAATGACCTTCAAAGCCTCGGGGGATACGCGCTCGCCAGCCCCGAGCGCTTTCATGATTGTCATCAGGCCACCGCCGCCCATCTTGACAGGGCCACCCTGCTTAAAGGGGAAATCCTTTTTTGCAGCATACGTCGGCTTCTTGGCCAATACCAGCGGGCCAATCTGCAATACCTCTTCAGCCTTGGACACAGGCTGCATGGTCGCTCGGTCATAGAAATAACCGTGGCGCTCGGGATCCATGCCCACTTGAATCCAGTCTGGGTGATCCAGATAGTCGTGAGCGTCAGCGTAAGCCTGCTCAGGGTCGGTTGGCTTCCACTTGCCCTCCATTGTGGCCAGCGTGCTCTTGGGTGCGCCTTGGGCGATCTTCATGGCGCCGCCGGGATGGACGTTAAAGTCCACGTCAGTAGCCGCAGCCACTGGCTCATAGCCAATGCGTTTGCCAGCCCCGCCATACACCTTCTTGCCGCTCTGTGGGCCATGCACGGTGACAACCCATGTATTGGCGTCTTGATACGAAGGGATGTCCAGACGCAGGCCAACTGGGTCGCCTTCGTTCAGGGTGCTGGACGGTACGCCGAAGTAAGACGCCTTGTGCGGAGTGTCGGGCCTCTCTCGGTTGGTCTTGTTCAAGGCGGCCAGAATTTGGTCTTGGCTTGCTGGGCGTGGCACCGACGCATAGGGCGACACTGGCTTGAATTGGTTGACCAGTTGGTCGTACTGCTGTGGCGTTACGTCTTGGCCAAGGCGCTGGGCAGCCTCGGTAAGTTGGGGCACGCGCTTGGTCACATCCTTGAACGACATAGCCAAACGATCCGCCACTGGCGCGTCTTTGATCAGGTTTGCAATCTGTGCCAGTCCAGCCATGCTTTACTCCGAGTAAGGGTTTACCCTGCGTTGTTGGGTGTATTCGATGTAGTCATCGTCGTCATTATCTCTCGGCTCGGGGTCGATGTCGAGGAAGCCCATGTCCTTGAGCAGACGCATAGCCTGAGTCGCAGAGTCAACATAGTCGTCGTGGGCAGAGTCAGGGAATGAGCATATCTGGCTGAGGAAGCCCTCGCACCAGTCCTTGACGAATCCCTTGCGCACGCTTGACTCAGGGAGCCAGACACGGCCAGCGGCAAAGATAGCCGCTGTGATCTGGAGGCGCTGCATCTTGTCTGCTCGTCCGGGGTTGTACGCCTGCACAGGCAGGTGCGCCTTCTGTAGTTCCTGAATCAGGGAGATACCAGCAGCCTTGTCCTCCACGAGGATCAAGTCGGGGCGCTTGGCTTCCCTGCCCTCGCCGTAGGATGTGCGCCACTCGTCGAACACCTTGGGCTTGAGGTTGGGGAAGGACAGGTGCTCGGCCCAGCACTCCAGCAGCATCACGCTCATGGGGCCGTCCTGCGGCTTGAATACGCCCCAGACAGTGCAGGCTGTAGGGTCGTTGTGCTCCTTCTCGCTGAAGGCGCAGTCTAGGCTGATGACGATGTACTCGCAGGGCGGGATCGGGCGGTTGGCTGGCCACAACTTGAACATGTCGCGGGTGACCACCTTGCCGTCCTCTAAGTCGATCACCTCGCCCATCACCTCCTGCTGGTACAACTTGCTGCCCTTGTACTGTTCCAATTGGCGCTTGAAGGTAGGCGCTAGGTTCTTCTCGTTGGCGTAGGTGGAGGCGCGGTCGATGACCACGTCGTCGCCTTCCCTGCCCAGCAGGTCAAGGATCAAGTCCTTGGGCCTCGGGGTCGTGGTAACGATAACTCGGGGCTGGCTGTGCTCCTGCTTGTCTGGCTTGATACGCAGGCCCATGACCATCATGTCCCACGCCTCTTGGATGTAGTGGAAGGCGGCCAACTCGTCGCACCACGCAAAGGAGGAGTTAATACCGCGAAGGCGGTCGTAGGAGTCGGCGGACACTCCCCTGATCTTGGAGCCGTTGGATAGCCTGATCTGGTGGTCTTGCTTGTTGTAGTCCAGCACGAGGGCTGGAGGGATGACCGCGAGTAAGCCTGATGGCCCCTCGAAGCAGGTGAACTTCAAGTCGCTGGACGTAGGCGCCACAACCACGCTCATCGTGCCGGGATGGCGCCATGCCAGCCACCATAGGGCCTCGGCTGCTGATCTGGTCTTACCAGCCCCACGCCCTGCCAGCATCATCCATGTCGTCCAGTCCTGCTCCAATGGGGGCGGAATCTGGTAGGCATGGGCGCCTGATACCCATTGGGCATGGGCGATGATGGCCATACGCTCGTGCTCGGGCTGGGCCTCAAATTGTCGGGCCAAGTCCTCGTCGAGGTGCTCAGCCAGCACGCTTGCTCATCTCCATGTTTTTTATGACCTCGAACAGGCGGCTGGCGTTGGCGTCCTCTGTGGCGATGGGCGCCCCACCTTCCACGCCCTCCACGGCCACTCGGTCGCCGTACTTCTTGGGACGCAGTTTAGATGCCGTCCACTTACGGGCCTCAATGCGGTTCTTTTGCCACTGCAAGAAGGCGCCGTCGAGTTTGTGCTCAATCAGTTCGCCAGTGCGCTTGTCCACTACGTCCACGATCTCGGGCTGCTCGTCGGCGATGTCGATGATTTCATCGGCCAGAGTCTCGGCTTGCTCTTCACGTGCGCGGGTGTACTGCTTCAGGAAATCAGGATTCTTCAGCAGCCAGTTGTAAATCGTCCCCTGCGATGGGAGCAATTTCTCTGTGTCTTCCTTCAGTATCTTACGCAGGCTCATGCCCTCACTGAGCATTACGCAAATGAAGTCTGCTGTCTCTTGGTTGAATTTGCTGGGAGCGCCGATCTTGGCCTTTTTGGCGGGCGCAGGTACATTCCCCTTGGCTTTGGGGAGATCGGCCCGTTTTGGGGCCTTCTGGCGCGTTTTAGAAGTGGTTTCTGGCATGACCCTTAGTCCCGATAGTGAATGATGACGCAAGTGTAGCCGATTCGCTTGCCATTCGCTATCTGGTTGCGGAGGCTGGGTTTGCACCAGCGATCTCACGGTTATGAGCCGTGCGGATTCCTACTTTCCCACTCCGCGATATTGGGCGTTGGTGGCTGCTCACATAAAGCAGTGTGTTTTAACCAAGGTTCTGCGGAACTTCATGCGGCGGCGCTAACCCGCCGGACAACCACCAACACGGCTGGGGACTGGGTTTTCTAAAAGATAACCCCGTCGGGTCGCCCACGACTCGGGACTTCGAGCCGTCTTCCAATCCCCATGCGTGTTGCCACTGGGTTGCATTATACCCCAATGGCAAAGATAGCAAAGCCCTCTCGTGAAGGGCCTGCTGGCTATGTACGGTTGCCACCCTTAACCGACGGTCGTTGTTTCGCTTTCGGTTCGCTAACGATTCGCTAACTCATGCCGCGAATATATCACAACTCCTCGACATTCAAGTAGGTGGTGCAGACGTAGCCAAACAGCATCCCTGCCCACAACATGGCGAACTTGCCAATGATGCCGTCGAGGGACATGCCAAGCACGAGGGACAGTGTGGCCAGCACTGCAATGGCTATGTCGGCCAAGATGACGTCGCGGCTCATGCTGTCACCTCCTTGGCCAATATCTCTTGCAGACCAGCCACCAGTGCCAGCGCCTCTTTTCGGGTGAGCACCGTGCTCATGCTGGCGCCATGGCCTGCGAGGTACAGCCATGTGCCGCTCTCGTCCCATTCGCATACGCTAACGCGCACGCCATGCTCTGTGCTGATTGTGGTTTCGATTTCTTTTGTCATAACGATTCGCTTTCGAGTGGTTGATGTTTGGTTAACGGGGCCGAGGCCCCTTTGGTTTACTTGCTGGTGACCTTTACGCTGAAACGTGCGCCAGTCTTGGTGTACTTAGCGTAAACGTCTGCGCCGTGCTCTTTGATGAACGCCTCTTTGTCGAAGGTGGTCACGTTGGATTCGATGTAGGTGGCTTTGAACAGTGCGCCTTGCACTACCTTGGCGCCGCCCTTGCTGGCGCTGTCCTTGATGGCGTCCTTGATCTTGTCTGCCTCGGCTGTCAGATCGGCGATCTGGGCCAGCAGGGCGCCAAGTACGTCCACCTCGCTGATTGCTACTGCGGACATTTCGATGTTGGTGATTGCATTCATGATTTCGCTTCCTTTTTCGCTTTGCTTACCTCTGGCGGGATTGCCATTGTGTGTAAGTATACCTTAAACGTGGCGAGTTTCAGATCGGTTGACAAAAAAAATAAAAATATTTTTTAAGGGGGTTTCCCCCCTCCCTTACTGGCCCGCTTCCAGAATCTTGTTGGCTGCGCTGAAAATGCGCTGGGCTGACTTATCGCTGACTTCGGCGCCTTGGAGCCATGACTGGATATAGCCACGAGACTCGTCCAGACCGGGCAAATTGAGCAGGGAACACAGCAGGTAGGCTACCCCCTCGGCTTCCACCTCGCGGACGTCCCTTGGGGTCATATCGCTGTCTGTGATGAGGCCCTCGTTGGTGTGGCCCAGCACGACGTGAGCCAACTCGTGGAACCGAGTCTTATGCGGCAGTGCAGCAATTGGGTTAACTGCAATGGTGCGCAGTTGGGCGTAGCCCTGCACGTTACCGTTGGCCAGAGCGAAGTGCTCCTCTGTGATGTCCAGTGCGGCCAGCGCCTTAGCCTTGTCCCATGCTGGGGTGACCGCCTCGTGGGCGAAGTCCTCGCCCTCTGTCTGGCTCAGGACAAACCAGTTGTTGCGCAGGGAGAACATAGAGAACACCTCGCCAGTCTTCTCGCCTGCCTCGTCCTTTTTGTTGATGGTCACAGGCATGACCAGAGCGATGGCCTTCTGGCCCTTCTGGACGCTACGGCCCAACTCGTTCCACTTCTTGAAGGTGGCGATAGGGCCGACAGGGATGTCGCGGGCCATGCACTGGCTGTAGGCCA